TGTGCTTGGTTACGGAGACAATGAGAAGGAGAAGTATCTCGTCCAACTGGGCTTGATACGACTTCACAGCGAACTTGAAGAAGCAATGGAGAGATTCAAAAGGGTAGAAATATCCGAATCTCATCCTAGAAAGAACAGCTCGTTACCCTCGGCTGTTGGCGTAGTACCCTTGCGGATTGAAAAATCCGTAGGGGGAAAATCCAATCAGAGGGTTGCTTAATATGAAGGTAACATGGCAACTCTCTCTTCCTACATTACGGAAGTACAGCGACTTTTGCATGACGCAAACTCTGTATTCTGGTCTACCTCGGAGTTAACGGATTACATCAACGATGCCCGTGAGCGAGTAGCGAGAGATACTGGGTGCTTGCGTACCCTGCAAATAACTGCCACCCCAATTTCTAGTACAGGCGTACCCGCAACAGCTTGGGCAGCCAGCACTCCTGTCACTGCTGGTCAATTCTTGTTTTCCAATATTTTTATTTATGAAGTAACCACTTCTGGTACAACAGGAAGCGATGCTCCTCCCTATCCTGCATCTGGTTATGCTTTCCCTCCTTCTACTGCTTTTACAAATGGCACTGCTGGTCTAACTTATTCTGGCCCTGCTGAGATTATTCCGTTTGCCACTTTGGCCAGCGGAACAACCTTGGACATCTTGAACGTCAACATTTACTGGGGTAACAGCCGCATACCACTGCGCTATCTGCCTTGGTCAAACTTTAACGCACAACTGCGTTACTGGCAGAACTATGTAGGCAGACCAATTTGTTTTTCTGTCTACGGACAACAACAGATTTACATTGGCCCTGTGCCTGACCAGGCTTACGATGTTGAAATTGACAGCACCATTTTGCCAACTCCATTAAGTCTGAACACGCCTAATGCTGTTGACCCTATCCAAGACCCTTACACCACCCCTGTGGCTTTCTATGCGGCTTACAAAGCCAAATACAAAGAACAGAGCTATGGTGAGGCTGAACTTTACAAACAAGAATACACCAAGCATGTACAGGCAGTGTTGAACTCTGTCTATACAAGGCGCATCCCTGACCCATATAGCACGTTCTAATCATGGCAGCAGCAGAACAAAAAAAGTCCTATGCTGTCATTAAGAACTTCAAAGGTCTTAATACAAAAGCCAATAGAACAGCTATTGATGAGGAAGAGTTCTCGTGGATTGAGAATGCTATGCCTATTGGATTTGGCAATATTAAGATTGTTCAATCCCCTACCGCTGTAGTCACATCTGGCAATGCCGCAGTATCGTTTGGCAATTTAGTTACTACATTAGAAAGTTGTAATCTTGGTTTGTCAGATTACATCTTGGCTTTTGAGGCAAATGGACGGGGTGAATATTTTAAGATTGACTCTGCTACAACAGGTAATGTGGCTATTACAGGCACATTTTCTTCTTCCAATGTTTCTACCGCCCAGTGGAAAAACGAGTTTGTATTTATAGGTGACCCTGACAAGGGCTTGTACACATGGAACGGTACAGACTTGCTTGCTGTTGGTGGCGTAGGTTCTGTAGGCATTACAAACAGGGGTTCTGGATATACATCTGCGCCAGCAGTGACTATTTCAGCCCCAAACCAAACAAATGGTGTTCAGGCTACGGCTACATCCACCATTACAGCCAACGCTGTCTCTTCAATCTCTATCACCAATGGTGGTAGCGGTTATACCTCTGCCCCAACTGTGACCATCACAGGCGGGGGTGGTAGCGGTGCAACTGCTATTGCCCAGGTCTTGACCTTTACCAAAGGTGCGCTTGTTATTTCTGTAACAAATGGTGGGTCTGGTTACAACACACCCCCAGCGGTCACCATCACTGGCGGTGGCGGTGCAAATGCTGCGGGTACTGCAATTGTGTCTGGTAATGCCATCACATCGGTCATTATGACCAACGTGGGCAACAATTACACATCTGTTCCTACTGTCAGCATTGCCGCTCCTCCTACGCCCACAGGCAACACTACAGCAACAGCTATAGGCGTACCCAACCTTGACTCTATTTCTAGCGTAGCAACCTTCTCAGGTCGTGTTTGGGTGTCTACAGGACGCACAGTTACTTACTCGTCTTCTGTCAGCCCTTACGATTTTGTGTCTGTGTCTGCTGGTTCTATCACCCTGTCTGACTCTACTTTGCATGGCAACATCCAATACATGTTGTCTGCCAACAACTTTTTGTACATATACGGTGAAGACAGTATCAACGTATTTTCAGATGTGAGGGTAACCAGCACAGGCTCAACCTTGTTTACCAACACCAACGTGTCTGCCTCTGTTGGTAGCAAACTGAAATACGCTGTGTTTCCCTACTTCCGCTCTGTGTTGTTTATGAACAACTATGGTGTGTATGCCCTTGTAGGTTCAACCACCAGCAAACTATCTGACCAACTGGACGGCATTTTTCCTTACATTGACTTTACTTTGCCTGTCACTGGCGGTCAGGTGTTGCTTAACAACATTTTGTGTGCAGCGTTCAACTTCTACCTTAACAGTAGCTTTCCAATTACAGAAGGCTCACGCTATGTTCAGGCAATTTTCTTTGAGAAAAAGTGGTTCATTACTAGTCAGGGAATACAAAACTACATTACATCTGTACCTGTTGGCGGTTTAATCAGCATGTATGGAGTGTCTGGCGCAAGTTTGTATAGGCTGTATGCCTCATCTACCGCTAATATTTCAAGTGAAATACAAACGGCTCTTTCTCCCATGAAAGACCCTATCCGAACCAAACAGGCATTGAAGTTTGGTATTGAAGCAACATTGTCAAATGCCGCTACCTTTACTGTCACTGTTGACAGTGAATACGGCAGTAGCCCGTCTTACACTTTAACCAACGGTGCTGTTGATTGGGTAAACAACAGTGCAATTGTTATTCCTTGGACAAACAGTTTTAGCGCAATTATTCCTTGGTTGTCCTCTGGTGGATACAACTTGTATAAGTCAGACGCACAACAGTACGGCAAATATTTGGGTTTGACCATGACATCAACAGACCCCGCTTTTGTTGTAAACACATTTGAGTTTGAACATGAATTGAGAGTGAGGTTCTAAATGGCAGTTCCGTATACCTTTGCATCTGCCACAGGGTCAATCCCCCTGTCGCAGCTTGATGCTAACTTTAATACTGGCATTACGATTGGCAACACTTCTGTTTTGTTGGGTGGAACTATTTCTACCATCAACAATCTAAGCCTTTCCAACGTCACTATTACTAGTGTTAACCAAGCTTTTCCTAACGGATACCTTGCTAATAGCAATGTGGTTCTTGGCACAACTACTTTGACACTTGGTAGCACTGTCACGACTGTTGATGGTTTGACTTTGAGCAATGTAACTATTGCAAGCGGCAATGTGACTATTTCAAACGTCACTGTGTCCAACTTTTCTGCAACCACAGCCAATGTCAGCGGTACAGCCAATGTGAGCAATCTTGTTGTCATTGGTAACGCTACTGTTGGTGGCAACGTCACTATCACAGGTAACGTCAGTGCGGCAAAAGGAACATTCACTTCTGCAAACGTGTCTGGTACAGCAAACGTGCAAATTATTGCGGTCACACAGAATGCAACTGTAGCTGGCAATGCAACTATTACAGGCAATGTAAGTGCGGCTAATGGTACGTTCACCAGCGCAAACATAACTGGTGTTGCAAATATTACATCCAATTTGATTGTTGGTGGTAATGCAACTATTTTAGGTAACGTAACCGCTTTGAATGGTTTTGTCACTATTGGCAATACCACGGTTGGACTTGGAAATACAACAGCTTCAGTAGGTAACGTCACTGTTGCAAATACCACTGTTACTAATTACACAGAGACTGTGGTGGCTATTGGAACAGTTACAACAACAAACACATTGTCATTGACAAATGGCACAGTACAAACAGCAACCCTTACCGCATCAACTGCTTGCACATTTACTATGCCTACAGCAACTGCTGGCAAATCATTTATTTTGTTGCTCAAACAAGCAGCAGCTACAGGTAACGGAACTGCAACATTTACAGGTGTGAAATGGGGAAGTGCTGGAGCACCAACAATTACAGCAACGGCTGGAAAGATGGATATTCTTACTTTTGTTGCTGACGGGACAAACTGGTATGGCTCTGCCGCACAAGGATATACACCATAATGTTTGCTGCTAAAAACTTCTTTTTTGCTGGTGGTGGTGGATACACTGTCATTGAATCATTCTTGGCTAGTGGTTCTTGGAAATGTCCTACTGGTGTGACCAGCGTAGATTATTTGGTTGTTGCTGGTGGTGGGGGTGGTGGTGCTGCGGCTGGTGGTGGTGGTGGCGGTGGCGGTGCTGGTGGTTTTCGTACTGGCACAGGATTAAGTGTTACCGCTGGCACTACTTACACCATCACCGTTGGCGCTGGTGGTGCTGCGGGTACAACTGGGCAAGGTGGCGCAACAGGTAGCGGAACGAGTGGTAGTGACTCAATATTTTCCACCATTACATCTACTGGCGGTGGTGGTGGTGGCGCTGGCCTTGGTCAAGTTGGAAAAACAGGTGGCTCTGGTGGTGGCGGTGGTCATAATGGTAACGCTGGTGGTGCTGGAAATACCCCATCAACATCCCCAAGTCAAGGCAACAATGGTGGAACACCTAATGCCGCCCACAATGGCGGAGGGGGTGGCGGTGGCGCATTTGCCGCTGGCGCAACAACCCCATCTACGGCTGTTGGCGGTGCTGGTGGTGCTGGTACAGCATCAAGCATCAGTGGCTCTTCAGTAACCTATGCTGGTGGCGGTGGTGGGGCATCTAATACTACTGGTGGTGCTGGTGGCGCTGGAGGTGGCGGTACTGGTGGCGCTAATAATGGCGTAGCTGGTACAGCCAACCTTGGTGGTGGTGGTGGCGGCGGCTATGGAAGCACAGGTGTTGCGGCGGCTGGCGGCTCAGGCATTGTCATCATTTCTTACATCATGCCTAAAGGTAATGTGATTGAATTCTTATCTACCGCAACATGGGTAGCACCTACTGGAATAACTTCTGTTGATTATCTTGTCGTTGCTGGCGGTGGTGGTGGCGGATGTATTGGCGGAGGCGGTGGTGCTGGCGGTTTTAGAACAGCTACATCTTTTGCTGTTACGGCTGGAACAAGTTATGTAATTACTATTGGTGCTGGTGGTGCTGGTTCATTTGCTCAAAATACTGCTGGCACTAATGGTAGCAATTCGGTATTTAGTTCAATTACATCCACTGGTGGCGGTGGTGGTGCTTCAAATAATGCTAATGGTGGGAATGGTGGTTCAGGCGGCGGCGGTCAATGGACTTATTCTTTTGGGACTGGAACTTCTGGACAGGGTAATAACGGTGGAAGCGGCGCTAATAATCCTCCTTATTATTCATCTGGTGGCGGGGGCGGTGCAGGTGCAGTAGGCGGCTCATCTAGTGGCGCTACTTCTGGCGGCGGCGCTGTTGGTACTGCAAGTTCAATAACTGGCACAAGCGTAACTTATGCTGGCGGTGGTTCTGGCGGTTGGAGAACATATCAAGGTGGTAGTGGTACAACTCCAAGTGCTGGAGGCGGTGGTGCGGGTACTGGAGACAATACCAATGGCAATAATGGAACTGCCAATACTGGAGGTGGTGCTGGTGGCGGTGGCTATGGTGGCGGTGTTTTATCTAATGGCGGTGGCACAGGTGGTTCTGGTATTGTTATTTTGAAATTAAATTGATATGACAA